ACTGCGGCAACCACCACCGAATCGGAGATCCGCCCCGGCAACACCGTGACCCCGTAGTCGTCTGCAGTCAGCATCATGGTGGCTCTCGGCTTGTTCAACGTGATTGCCGCATTGTTGGCCGGTGCGACCCGGAACGCGGGTGCGACTGGCACCACAGCAAGGCCGCTGGCATCACTAGTGACGTCTCCAGTAACCATCTTCAGTTCGCTTCCCACGGCCAGGTAATCGCCGGCACGAAGAACAAGCGTGCTGGCGGGCCACGACTTCGTCGGAAGCAACTTGAAATTGGACATTGCACCGTTCACGAGCGGTGCGAAGCTGGAGTTTCCAGGACGTCCATGGGGCCAAAGCGTGAACCTGCCAGCCATGCCGCCCAGCGATGCAAGAAAGGCCTCCATGCGGCCAGTATCCGCCGCAGTCATCGGCGGAAACTCCAGCGACACCTTCCATCGAGCACCAGGTCGCTCGACCGTCTGCACGGACCGATTCAGCGGCGAGGTGAACGTCTCCGTGTTCGACTGCAGACCCCACGTCGCCTTCGACGGGACCAGCAACGCTGGCCAGTCCAAAGTCGCCATATCACCTCCCCACTAGACTTTTCATGTCACCGCCGCGGGACAGGTTGGACTTCACTTCGGCGACAGCCGCATCCTTTGCCGCTTTCATAGCCTGCAAGATCGACGCTTGGTCGGACCGACTATCGATGCTGATGTGCTGAATAACCGTCACATCCCCGCCACCCGCGGCCCCAGAAGTCAGGGCGTTGTTCGGCACGATCGAACCCGAAGCGGGTGGGACGAACAGCTCCGGTCCGACTTCGCCCACGATATACGGCTGCCCCGCACTGACCGGACCGCCGGCCGCGCGCATCTGGATGCCCTGCACGGACGACATATCCACTGGCGAGGTGCTCGACACACCGGCAGTGCCATAGTCGGTTGAGCCCGCCGCACCTCCAACCGCGCTGCCGATCAAGCTACCCAACTGGCCGACGATTCCCGAGACGGCTGCGCGCGCCTGGATACGGATCAGGTCCGCAATCACATCCTGAGCAAAATCCTTGAAGTTGAACTTGCCGGTGGTCGCGAACGAAACGATGCCGTCTTCCATTCGCTTGAAGGCGTTGCTGGCCGCGCTGCTGGACTGCGCCATGGCGTTCCGTGACGATGCCGCATAGTTCGCCATGGCCTCCGTGGCGCCGTTGACCCAGTCCGACTGCTTGTCCTGCAGGGATGCGTAGTAAGCGTCATAGTCCTGCAGCGACTGCTGCAGCCCGCTCCGGATGTCGTCCTGCGCCTTCAGGTACGCCTCGGAACCGCGTGCCGCCTCTGGCGTGGCCTTCTCGAGCTGCAACTGCAGGTTCTCGTACTGCGTGTAGATCGATTTAACCTGCTCCGCCTGGCGCTGGGCATCGCTACCGCGCCCGATGGCGTCCAGTTGCCGCTGGTACTGCTCGGCCTGCGACTTCTGGTAGTTGCTGATCTGCGCGTTCACCGCGGCCGACCGCTCTTCCAGTTTGGCGATCTCTTGCTTGTACTTCAGGGCGCGGTCGTGCTCGACGTTCTGGGCCAGCTGCGCCTTGATCGCGTCCTGGTTGGCCAGCAGGCTCTTCTGGTCCGCCGTCAGGATGTCCTTGCCCTTGAGGTCGGCGATCTTCTGCAAGAACTCGGCCTGCTGCTTCTCGGCGCTGGTCAGCTTCTCGGAGGAATCCAGCGCCGCGCGCGTGGCGGCATCCTGGTCGCGCAGTTGCTGCAGGAACCGGGTTGCCGCATCGTCCTGATACGCCTTCTCCTTCTTCGGCTTGGCAACCTTCGGATCCTTGTACTTCGAGTTGATGCCCGAGACCAGGTTGGCGTAATCCTCGTCGGAGAACTTGCCGCCGGCAGACAGGATAGCCTCGCGGTCTTTCTGAAGCTTCTCCAGCTCCTTCTGCCGGCGCTGAGCGTTCGACATGACGGTGTCGGCCATCTTGTCGACCCGCTGCTGGGCCGCAATGGCCGCTTCCTGCCGGCGCGCGTTCGCGGCCGTTGTCTCGGCTGCACGCTGCTCCATCCGTTGCTGCTCCTGCAGCAGCGCGACCTGCTGGTCAATCTGCGCGACGCGCCCTGAAGCCAGCGGGTTCGACTGGATGCCGCCGCGCTCGCCCATGAGCGTGTCGATGCGGTCCTGCAGCGTGGGGCCAGTCGAGAGCCCCTTCTTCGTCTCTTCCCAGAAGCGGGAGACGGTCTGCGTCAGATCGCGCCAGGCCTGCCCGGCCACAGACAGGTTCTTGACCGAGGCGTTCGCTACCTGTGCGGTCGCGGCTTCGATCACCGCCTGAATGGCGGCGTGCTTGTCGCCTGCCTCCTGCAGCGCCGCGATGTGCTGGTAGGTGGCCACGTCCATGAAGTGCATGGACTGGTTGTGCTCGGCCGCCCACTTCGCTGGGTCTTCGGCCAGCTTCGCGTAGTCCTTGCTGACGTTCTCCAGCGACTCGCCGCTCAGCTTTGACGTCCGAATGATGACGTTGCCCAGGCCCTCGATCTCGCTGGCGGTATAGCGGCCAGTTTTCGACAGGTCCATCAGGACGTCGCGCGCGTCGCCAAATGAGGAATTCGCTTCGGCCGACACTTGCTGGGTCAGCGCCTGGAACGACGACGCAGTCTGACCGGCGTAGTTGCTGGTCAGCACCAGGGTGTTGTTGAACTCCTTCGCCTCCTTGTTGCCCGCATAGAAGGCGTAGCTGAGCGCAGCCGCAGCGGCGGCCGTCAGCGTGAAGGGATTGACCAGGCCGGCCACGTACGTGCCGACGGCGCGCACGGCGGGCACGATGCCGCCAAACATGTCCTTCAGCTGCCCGCCCTGCTGCGTCAGGATCAGCAGCGGGCTCTGGCCGCCGGCGAGCTGCGTGACGATGTCGGTCATCTGGGCCGGCACCATCCGCATGGCGGCGGCGGTCTGCCGCGCGGATACGCCGACGTTGTCCAGTGCCTCCTGCACCTTCTTGCCGCCGCTGGCGCTGCGATCTACCTCCTTCAGCTTGTTCAGGTAGTCGGCCACCGCCTCGGTCACGCCGAGTTGCGCGGCCTTCTGCTCGAGCAGCTGGGTGCGGGTCTTTCCAGCCGCGTCCGAGATACGGGCGACCTGCTGCACGAACGCATTGATCGCGCGCGCGCTGGCGTCGGACCCATTCTTCGCAGCCTCGGCAACAGCATCCTGCGCGGCCTTGGTGCGGCGAGCGGCCTCTTCCTGCTTGGCAATGAAGGCATCGGCGCTGCTGCGCGCCTTGTCGAGCTCGGCCTTGTAGCCACTGGCGTCTGCGGTGACGCGGACAACGGTTTCATCAGCCACCGGTAAGCTCCTTCGCCTTTCGTTGGATCACTTCGCCCACCGCAGCGGCGGCTGCCTTGCGCTTTGCCTCGAACCCGGGCCGCAGGAACGGCTGGGCCGCCATCTTCGACGTGCCGTACTCAAGATAGCGGCCATAGAACGCTTCCTTCGACCAGGTCACGAGATAGGAAGCCAGCCGCCCCGGCACGGACTGCTCGTCGTCGAAGGCGATGATGATGTGCTCGCGCAGGAAGCCGAACGGGCGCTTGCTCGCCTTGCCCTCGTAGATGCCCTTGTCCACCGGCGCGCGCAGCTTCACCTCGGCGTGAATCACGCGCACGCCGGCCACGGCCGCTTGGCGCAGCACCGATTCGCTGGCGACCTGGTCCAAGGCATTCAGCGCGGACTTCAGCCCGTCCGGGTTCTCGACGGTCACTGCTCTGGGCTTTGCCATCACGTCCTCGGTGGAAACATCGTCCGGGCGATCAGCTCGGACTGCGCATCGGCGTCGTCCAACAGGATCGGCTCAGCCGCTCGAGCGCCGCGGCCGTGCTCATTCCAATGGATGAAATCGAGATCGCCGAATGGCGTGGCCTGCTTCTGCCGGTCGCGGTGCACGTTACCGATCATCGACGCCACCACACCGGCCCTGAGGTCGTCGTAGTGGCTGCCCCACGGCTCCAGCCGGTAGAACGCCATCCACTCGTTAAACTCGGCCGCTGAGACGGTCGCCTGCGCTTCGGCTACTGACTTTCCGAGGGCGAGGGCGAGGCGGAACCAGAATCGCCGCTCTGGGCGGCGCCGGAGTTTTTTTCCGCTTCCTCGGTAGCCTTCGGACCGATCCCGTTCAGCTGCATCGCCACGGCCAGAACGCGATCGAGCGCGTCGGGGCTCTTTGCCCGCAGCGCATCGATGTCCGACTCGTCGAACACCGGCTTGCCTTCCTCGTCCACGATCGTGGCCACCAGCACCGTCGCGGAAAACTGACTGTATGGCAGGCCGCCCTCCCCTTGACGCGCGAAGAACTCGTCGCGCGCCTTGCCCGACATGGTGGCCACGCGCACAGTGCCGCCCCACTCCGAGACCTCGACGTCTTCCGTCTTGAGGTCCACGGCGCCCAGGATTGCTGCTTTCGACAGGAGGGCCATGTTATGCGTCCACCACGTCGCCGGTGATGCGCAGCGTCACGCCCGAGGTCTTCAGCACCTGGTCGACACCACCTTCCAGCGGGCTGTTCTTCACATAGCCGTTGAAGGTCTTCGTCTTGCCGTTCGGCAGCGTCAGCTTGAACGACTTCTGGGCGCCCGCGCGCTTCGCCGCATCGACCGCCTGCTGGCCGGCGTCGTTGAAGTCGCGGTTCACATCAAAGCTGAACGTGCCCCAGTCCTGCAGGCCCAGCATGAACTCCTTGGCCGTCGAGTCGAGGTCGGTGACGTCCAGTTCGCTGGCCTGGCCGTCGAAGCCGTTGAACGAGACCAGGTTCTCGATCTTCGTCCAATTCAGCGGCGTGGCAGTGCCGGCTGCCGTGATCGTCTTGCCCACCGTGTTGATGTCCACGGCGAACGTGTTGGTGGTGACGTTCTTGATGGCGACCGTCTGGCCGTTCAGCGTCGCCGCATCGGCGCCGGTCAGGCCGGCCAGGGTCACAACGTCACCGTTGGTCAGGCCGTGGGCGGCGGACGTCAGGATTGTCGGGAAGCCCAGCGCAATGGCGGTGAGCGTCTTGGCTGCGCCGGCGGTGCTGGAGATTTCCAGCTTCGAACCCTGCGCGGAGATTGCGGTAGATGGCATGTTGACCTCTTCGAATGAAAAAAGCCCGCGCAGGGCGGGCGAGGGAAAATCAGGGGCGGAACCAGAGGCTGAAGTCCAGCCTGCTGCCGTACAGCTTGGTGTCCGATTCGTACTGGCTCACCGGGGCGCCAATCGGAATGCCGCCGGCTTCAACCAGCGCGGTGCGCGCGGCACGCATCGTGGTGGCCGTCGCGGCGCGCGTGGCGGACCAGACATTGATCTGCATCCGCTGGTTCTCCAGGTCGGCCGGGCCATCCAGTCCGTTCACATCCTGCCCGCCGACAGCCTGATAGGTGACATACGGCCCCGCGGTGCCCGTGGGCGCCACGTCCGGAAAGATCTTCAGCCCTGTAACGGTCTTCAGCGCTTCAACGACGAGCATTTCGGCGGAGTCAGCCATCAGACGCTCCTGTCTCGCACACCAGATCCACGAACTGGCGCTTGACCCGGTCGGGAAGGATCGCCTTGATTCCGTATGCCGTGCCGTCGGCGCACAGCACGCGCATGGCCGTGGTCACGCCGTCGGCTGCCGGCCAAGGAATGCGAACGCTGGCCTGCACGATCGACGCCGGGGCGTCGGCGCGGATCGCCTCGATACCGGAGCGGTGCAGGATGTTGGCCCACACGGGCCGCACCGTCGCCCAGCCGACCGTGGGCTGGCCGAAATCGTCCTGGCCGTCGGCTGGGCACTGGATCTGCACCAGCTCGCTGCGCTGCCCGGCCCTCATACGCCCAGCCCCACGCGGTACGGCTGCAGCATGTCGATAGCGCCGCGCGGCAACTCCGCCACCGTCGCGCCGATTACCGTGTCTTCGCGGTTGGCGTACAGGTGGCCGACCGTCAGCAGCACAGCAGCCTGGATCTCAGGATTGGCGACCATCGGGTCATCGCCTGCCGTCTCGGCGAGCACGGCCGCCTCGAGCGCCGCCTGATCCTGATAGACCTTTCGGTTCAAGAACGAAGCGGCAGAACCTTCTGCGGCAGCCAGGTACAGGCCGATCAGCTGATCCTCGTCCGGCCACGTGACCCGCAGGTGCGACTTCACCATGTCGAGAGCGAGGATCGGCATGTCAGGCTCCCTTGCCCTTGCCCTTGCCCTTGCCCTTGGCCTTCGCCTCGGCCGCGGCCTTTTCCTTTTCGGCGGCGGCAGCGGCCTCGGCGGCGGCGCGTTCTTCGGCTTCGAGGCGCGATGCCTCTTCGGCGGCGAGACGTGCTTCCTCGTCCTTCCGGGCCTGCTCTTCCGCAGCGGCCTTGTCACGCGCGGCCTGTTCCTCGGCCTCTTGCTTTGCCTTTGCCTCGGCGGCGGCGAGGTCTTCGGCCTGCTGCGCCGAGGCATTGGCGTCCACCGCGGCCCTCACCTTCGCCTCGTCGGCACCGGTAAAGACGTCCTTGAAGTGCGCGCGCATCGCGCCCACAAGGTAGTCGGCATCGGTTTCGTCGCGCGGGATGCTGGCCAGCGCCTTGTCCAACTCGGCACGTGCAACGGTCGAGCGGTGGTCGTCGTCCTTCACCAGCACCGCGGCGCCCGTGTCGATGAAATGCTGTGCGCGGCTGCTGTCCAGCTGGACGACCGTGCCGGCGCGCGGATCCGGCGCCTTGAACTTGATCTTCATGATGATCTCCA